GTGATTTGATGAAAGTTATTCATTATGCTATGCTTCTGCTACACTTTGATGGGCACTACACTCGCAAAGATAACGGTCTAACAGAATTCTCTCGTTGATTATGAAACTTAAAGAAAAAACTATGAAATTTAGTGAAAAGACTATTACAATCCTTAAAAACTTTGCAGGAATTAACAATTCAATTCTTGTAAAATCTGGACAAAAACTAAAGACAATTTCTATTGCCAGAAATATCCTTGCTGAAGCAGAAATTCCTGAACAATTTCCTAAAGACTTTGCAATCTATGATTTGAATCAATTTCTTAATGGGTTAAATCTTCATAATGATCCTGAAATTGATTTTGCACAAGAATCTTATCTTACTATTCGTGAGGGTAAGCGTAAAGTAAAGTATTTTTATGCAGATCCAAATGTAATTGTATCTCCACCAGATAAAGCAATTGATCTTCCTTCTGATGATGTTACATTTAATTTGGATAGTGTAACCCTTGAGAAACTTCTTAAAGCAGCATCAATCTATCAACTTCCAGATCTTTCTGTAATTGGCAAAAATGGTAGTATTGAATTAGTTGTTCGTGATAAAAAGAATGATACTTCAAATGAATGTTCAATTATTGTAGGAGAAACTGATTCTGAATTTTCATTTAACTTTAAGGTTGAGAATATTAAAATTATTCCAGGAGCTTATAGAGTAGGAATTTCATCTAGACTTCTATCTGAATTTATCAATGAACAATATAATTTAAAATATTATATTGCTCTTGAACCAGACAGCACTTTTGGATAAAATGAATATTTTTGTAACTGATCAATCTCCTATTAAATCTGCCCAAGTTCTTCCTGACAAACATATTGTTAAGATGCCATTGGAATGTTGTCAGATGCTTTCTATTGTTGCGTCTGAAAAATGGGGACATGGATATGGAGATTTGCCTAAAGCAGATGGAACCTCATATTCAACCGCAAAAGGTGCATTTAAGAATCATCCATGCACTATTTGGGTAAAGGAATCAGTTTCTAATGCTAGATGGTTAATTTATCATGGACTTGCTCTGTGTGAAGAATATTCAAATCGATATGCTAAGATACATTCATGTTTAAATACTCTTTCTCATGCAAATAAAATCTTTCCATTAGATCCCGCACATTTTTCTAAAATGACTCCTTTTGTTAGAGCAATGCCTAACGAGTATAAACTTGATGAAAGTATTTCTACTTTTGATGCATATAAAATGTATATTGCTTCTAAACCATGGGTAAAAAATAACTACATAAAATTACCAGATAGGAGACCTGATTGGATATGAATACCATAAACATACTTGGACCAATAGTAGCACTAATGTGTGTTGAAGGATATCTTAATAATCGAGGATTTGTATGTGTTAGAGAAGTTTCAACACACAATAGGATTCAATATTATAAACCTGGATTTTCTTGTTATGTAAATGGTATTTTTTACACTGATTGTAAAAATGCTCCTAAACCAATTTATTAATTATAATTTATTGTAAGTGATTTTATCCTAAACGAAAACAATTATGAGTTCAATTGACAATAAACCCTTCCTATGGGTGGAATCTTATAGACCTAAGACTATTGAAGAATGTATTCTTCCAGAAGATATAAAAAAGACTTTTAAGGAGTTTCTTGATAAGGGTGAAGTTCCAAATCTTCTTCTCGCTGGACCTCCTGGAGTTGGTAAGACTACTGTAGCAAAAGCACTTTGTAATGAGTTGGGAGTGGATTTTTATGTCATCAATGGATCTGATGAAGGACGATTTCTGGACACGGTACGGAACCAAGCAAAAAACTTTGCTTCGACCGTCTCACTTTCTTCGTCTGCAAAACACAAAGTTATCATCATTGACGAAGCAGATAACACAGGAAACGACGTACAACTCCTCCTACGGGCAAATATTGAGACGTTTTATAACAACTGTAGGTTCATCTTCACCTGCAACTACAAAAACAAAATTATTGAACCTCTCCACTCCCGATGTGCAGTCATTGATTTTACAGTCAAAGGAAAGAAACGAACTCAACTTGCTGAGAGTTTTTTCCAGAGATTGCAATCTATCTGCGATAAAGAAAAAGTTGAGTATGATGAAAAAGTCATTGCGGAACTCGTATCCAAGCACTTTCCCGATTTTCGACGTGTTCTAAATGAAACCCAAAAATACTCTACCAGTGGCAAAATCGATTCAGGAATTCTTGCATCATTTTCTGAAATCTCTACAAGTGATCTCATCAAAAATCTCAAAAATAAAAACTTTACTGAAGTTCGTAAATGGGTCGTCAATAATCTGGACAATGATTCTGGTATACTTCTTAGGCGTATTTACGATGCTCTTCTTACATCCCTTGAAAACGCTAGCATTCCTGCTGCTGTGCTCATTGTTGCTAAGTATCAGTATCAGATCGCATTTGTTGCCGATCAAGAAATTAATCTTTTGGCGGCACTAACAGAAATTATGGTTGAATGTAATTTCAAGTAACTCTTACTAACTTATATTATTAAAAAAATGTTTGACATCAATAAAGTTAACTTAAATGAATTTTTTGGTTGTGTAGAAGCAACTAATACAAAACAAATGAAGTCTAATGCATTTAAGACTTTTCGAACTTATCTTCAAGAGAAGTCTTTTGCAAAATGGTCGGGCGATCAACTCACATATGTTGGTGACTATGAAGATGGTAAAGATTTTGTAGATTCTTCGGGTATTTTTTATGAAATGAAAGGATCACTTGGACTTTTTAACAAGAATCAAGATTGTAAGCGAGTGGTCCTTATTAATAAGCGTCCTGGCAAGAAAAAAAATACGGTTCTGCAAAAAGAAGATATTAAAAAAACTTTTGAGTATATGCTTCTGGTAGATACTAAAACCATGACTATTGGATATACTGATTGGGAGACTGTTTACTCTAGGACAGAATGTGATGGTGCTGGAGCAACATTCAAATTGCAGAAAGGTGACTATAAAATCTTGGCAACTAATGTAGAACCGAAAGAAAAAAGCATTAATGCATCTAATCTTCTTAACTCTATTGAGGCAATATTGTGAAAGATCCACTTAAGCAATTAAAAACACCATTGCGGTATCCTGGAGGCAAGTCTCGTGCTTGCACTAAAATGGATCCATATTTCCCAGATCTTAGGGAATATCAAGAGTTTCGTGAACCTTTTCTTGGTGGAGGTAGTGTCGCTATTCATATTACTAAAAAGTATCCACATCTTGATATTTGGGTAAATGATCTTTACGAACCATTGGTAAACTTCTGGCAACAACTGCAGATGTTTGGACCCGATCTTAAAAGTAAACTATCAGATTTAAAATCAAAATATAATGATTCAACTAAGGCAAAAGTTTTATTTTTAGAATCAAAAGAATATCTTTCACATCCATCTAAATTTACAGATTCTTTACAGCGTGCAGTAAGTTTTTATATTGTAAATAAATGCTCTTTTAGTGGACTTACTGAATCATCCTCATTTTCCCCTCAGGCATCTGATAATAATTTTTCCATGAGAGGAATTGAAAAACTAGATTCATATTCGAATATTATTAAGAATTGGAAGATTACAAATTACTCATACGATTATTTGATGGATGGTAATATGCAATCATTTCTATATCTTGATCCTCCATATGATATTAAAGATAATCTTTATGGAAATAAAGGATCTATGCACAAAACTTTTGATCATGATAAATTTGCAATTGATTGCTCTGCATGTGAGATGGATCAATTGATTAGTTATAATTCCGATCAATTAGTAAAAGATCGTTTTGATGGATGGAATGTTGGTGAATTTGATCTCACATATACGATGAGGTCTGTGGGAGAATATATGAGGGAACAAAAAAGTAGAAAAGAACTTTTACTTTTTAATTATGAACTAGCAGGGAAGATTGTATGATTGAACTTAAAGATTGGTTAAATTCTATCAATGTGACTAAAAAAAATTTGATAGATGAAGATCCTTCCATTGAAAAAGAATATCCTCCATACATTATTAATCGATGTCTTTCAGGACACATTGATACCATTATGTTTGTTAATGAATTAAATATGTATAGTTTTTTACCAAAAAAACTTCAATATGATTTTCTTATAAATATTGTGAGGAAAAAGAAGAGATTTTCTCCCTGGATCCGACAAGATAAAATCAAAGAACTTGATTATGTCAAGCGTTATTATGGTTATAGTAATGAGAAGGCAAAACAAGCTTTGAAAATTCTTACACAAGAACAAATTAACTTTATTAAATCAAAATTTGATATTGGAGGAAACAAATGAGTGTAGTAAAAGAACCAGAAGTTAAATGGTCACCAGAACAAATGGTGGAAGTGGTTCTTAATGAACCTGATGATTTTTTAAAAGTTCGTGAGACTTTGACACGTATTGGAGTCGCATCTAGAAAGGAAAAGAAAATCTATCAATCTTGCCATATTCTTCATAAACAAGGTAGATATTATCTCGTTCATTTCAAAGAATTATTTGCATTAGATGGAAAGTATGCAAATCTTACTGTAAATGATGTCCAAAGAAGAAATCGTATTGCGCAACTCCTTGCAGATTGGGGATTAATTCAAATTGTCAATACTGATAATATTGCCGATATTGCACCTTTAAATCAGATTAAAGTTCTTGCATATAAAGATAAGCAGGATTGGATTTTGGAAACAAAATATAATATCGGATCTAAAAAGAAAAAAACTGAAGAAGATTGATAAATGAATTCAAAAAGAGAGAGTTGACAACTCTCTTTTTTTATGTTATAATACAATTAACTGCAATTAATTTGTAGTTAATTAAGTATTCAAGACAAAATACAATTATTAGTATTCAGGTTGTAATATGACAATTTCAAATAACATTTTTGTGGCAGATGTTGGTGATAGAAAAATCCATGTTTATGATGGACATAATGAAAAATTTTATCCAAAATTGCCACTAGATAATTTAATAGAATTGAAGATCCCAAATATTAAAAGTGGCGATTGTATAGTTGTAGAAGATGCTCACATAAGAGAATCTCACAAACTTACTATGGCACAACCTTATGATTGGGAACAGTTGGTAAATTTTTACAAAAATGCAAAAGACATGAAAATTGATGTCCTTTTGTTTCCTCAGAAATCAACTCCTAAAGCAAGAAAACTTTGTGGATTTGATGGTGATGAAAAATCAGATGAAATTGATACAAAATCTATATATGAATTCATTAACAATAATGTTAATGTCTTAAATTCTTTAAAAAAATTTAATCCAATAAGACTTTCGGAATATCAAGAAAAAAATAAATATGTTTTTGATTATATTTCAGAAGCAAATGATGATATTAATGAAGCTAAATCATGTGGTTATGGATTTAATACACTTAAAAATGATTATGAAGATCAGGTTTCTCTGTGGATTAAAAAATATTCATTAAAGATTGCAGAATATTTAGAAGGTGATGAAAATCTTTTGAGTATGATTGGAATTGAATTTGATAAAAAAGGAAAACTTAAAACAATTAAAAAACCAAATAGAATTTATACATTAGTTCATTCTATTATTAGACCGAATGGAGATCTTCGTTTTCGTAAGGACTTTAATTGTGTTCCATATTGGAAATATGTAAAATCAAATTATTTTGGATGTAAGCCATATCATATGAGACAAGGTGTTTCAGCATCAAATTATAAACATTGGATGAGAAGATCTGTTTCTGGATTTGATGGAAATATTGTATCAGGAATGTCATTAGAGGATTATCAAGAATTTAAAAAAAGTAGATCGCAAGTTGATAAGGATACTAGAAAAATTTGGCGTGTTTTAAGAAAAATGATTGTTGAAGATGGTCTCCGTTAGTATTCAACCCAAAATACTTTTATTAGTATTCAAGGTGTAATATTCATCCATCTTCAAATGTTTTAGTTGGTATTCAGAACGGAAAACTCTTGTCAGTTTTCAATTCGCAATACCCGTAATAACAAGTGAGGGTTTCCGACCCTCCTTTTTTATGATTTCTGTTATAATTATTAGTGGATGCCGTAAGGGTCCATAAAACACAAACTCGCTTAAAAAGGAGCTACTATAATGAACATGACCAGATATACTGCTGCAGATCTTCCTGCATTGATGGAAAGAATAAATAGGAATAGTATTGGACTGGATGAATATTTTGATAGAGT